ATGAAACCGCTCTGGGCCTATATCTGGGAGTACACGCACCTCCAATCCGGAGAGCGCCGGCGCACGCACCTCCCTGTGACGCGCGGAGAATTTCAATCCTACACCGGCCAGTTTCTCGACGAATCGGACCCGCGCCCGCTGGAGGAGACGAAAGTCGATCGAAATGTGGTGCCACTCAGGGAGCAATATCACCGCCACGTCCCGATGCCGGACTTCGTCGCGCCGACCGAATCGGAACTCCGCGAGCTCTGGCGCACCAACCGTGACCCCGAGGTCCGGCGTCTGATCCTCGAGATCGTGGCGCTGCGAAAATCGCTTGAGAAGGTCATGGATTGGTGGAAATCGACCGAGAGCGCGACGTCGGACCGCGGTGATCTGGATGGTCCGTTTGGGCCGTTTCGAAAGCTCTACCACATGCTTCGTGAGGAGCTGCGGCGGGCGCGGATGAACTTGTGACGCGCCTGTGGCATTCTGGACACTCGTCGCACTTGGAGATCGACATGCGCACGATTGCGGAAGAATTCAGCGATTCCGACGACGACTGGTTCGGCTTCGCCTCCGCGCAAGACCGCAAGGACGGCCATTCGCTGCGGGCGTACCTACTGCGTTACTCGGACCGCATCCCGGAACACCACGTCGTCGTTAACGTCGAACTCATACTACGCACGGAGTATCCGCCTCGCGGCATTCGTCCGCCGTACCTGAGCGTCGTCCACTTCGACCCAGGGCACTCCACCGACTTGCCGCTCACGTGGAAGCGCAACATCGAGGATCTCAAATTCGATTCCACGATCACGTACGTCGAATGCGGATACGATATTTTCGACTCGTTCAGCGACGCGAAGATGGATCTGACGGCGCGCGGATTCTACCTCGACCCGATCAATTAGGCCCCGCCCCGCGTGACGCGTTTCCTCGAAAGTCCGCGACCGCGTTGCGCGGCAATCGATCCAACTTTCCGAGCGGATATGGCTGCTACTGTTAGCAGAACCGAGGCAAGGATAAAGGCCGCGAGCGCATGCCACGTCCATCCGAAGCACCAAACAACCCCAATCGATAACGCGCCCGTGGAAAGTTCGAGCAAGAGGTAGCGTGCGGAGATCCGCGCGCCGCAGAATCCGCAGCGCCCACGTAAAGCGAGATAGCCGAACACCGGAATGCTCTGCCAAAGTTTGAGAGCATTCTGACAAGCGGGACAGGCCGACCGAGGAGCCCAGAGGTTGTATCGGCTAAGTGGGGCGCGTTGCGCGAGCCGCGCCTGTTGCTCCCGTTGACGCTTCCACATTATCGGCAAGCGATGAACGACAACCGCCAGGAAACCACCGAATATGACGCCATAGATTGCCACGATGCCGTATTGCACCGTCACAGGCAGCGGAGCAAGCTCAAGCGCTACACCTTCAAAATGAGTAAGGGGCATTGAAAACCTGACCTACAAGGCAGTCACAGCATTGAGCGAACCAGCCGAGGCGTCTCGGCTTGCCCTCACCGCCGAGAGCACTCCGAGTATCGCTTAGGGTCTCTTGGGCGTTCGTATTGTGGTGAATCAAATACGACACCGCCTAGCGAGAGATCGGGGGACTTCACCGCGCGAAGTAGCTGTAGCCAGCCCATGCGAGGCCGATCACCACTGTGACAGCAAGCAATGCAAGCACCGTCTCTAAAAGCGTCATTCCGCGTTGACATGGCGTAACTCGCATAGTCACATCCCCTTTTGTAGGATGAAACGAATATATGCCGTGGAATTCTCGTTGTCCACGGAAAAATCTCGAGCCGCGTCTGTGGCGGCGCCCCAGTCGCGAGGACCGGAGACATGGACTGAAAGTCGGTGCGACAGCTCATCCAACCAGAAGCCAGGGCGGGACGATTGTCCCGCTCACTATCGCCCGTCAGAACAACCCAACAGGTTGCGCAGCGTCATCCCAGCTAAAAATGATCAGCTCGTTGCGTTCGACGCCCTTGCCGCCACCAACGGTATATTGAATCGGGACCGTCTCGATATGAAACCCGTCGAACACGCGCCGAATGTCCGGATGGTCATTGAGGCTCACGATCGCGCGCCCTTTGATCGACCGCAGGCGTTGCGCCATCTTCTCGTACTCGCCGAATGGAAACGCAACGCCATACCCTTCCGTCTCGTAATACGGTGGGTCCAAATAGAACAGCGTATGCGGGCGGTCGTATCGATCAATGCAGGCAGCCCAATCCAGCCGCTCGATGAACGCGTTCGCAAGCCGTAGATGGGCTGCAGACAGTTCCTCCTCAATACGCAGCAGGTTCAGACCGGGCGGCGTAGTTGTCGCCGTGCCGAATGTCTGTCCTTCGAGCTTCGCCCCAAAGCAACTTTTCTGCAGGTAGTAGAACCGCGCAGCACGCTGGATATCGGTCAGCGTTTCCGGGACCGTATGCTTCAGCCACTCGAATACCTGCCGGCTGGTCAACGCCCATTTGAACTGGCGCACGAACTCCTCCAGGTGATGCTGTACGACGCGATACAGGTTGACCAGCTCGCCGTTCACGTCGTTGATGACTTCGACCTTGGCCGGCGGCCGCAGAAAGTACAGCGCAGCCCCGCCCGCGAACACTTCGACATAGCAATCGTGAGCCGGGAAACGCGGGATGAGGTGATCTGCGAGACGGCGCTTGCCGCCGATCCAAGGAATAATGGGATTTGCCATTGTGAAAGCCGTTTTTGAACTTGGTGTAGAATCCGGCCCGCCTACCGGTAGGTAGCAGGGCCTTGGCTGATTCACTGGCGCTATCAGTGGAAAGGCGGCCGGGCGAATGCTCCAACATTCCCCCGGTCGCCCTGTTTCTTCAGTGCCCCGTTGCCGTCACGGCGTCCGGTGCTCGACCGGAACCGATGCGATCACCTTCGGATCGATCGGCCCGCCCGTTACCGTGATATCCGGCGACACGGCGAACTGCGTGATGCGGTCCGCCTGCTTGTCCGCCCGCGACGACGACCCGAAGAAGTACTCCTTCGAGCCGATCACCATCGTGATCAGCACGCCGAGCAGCGTGTCGAGCGTGCTCTTCACGACGTCGGGCATCTTGATCTCGCCGATCGCCAGATAGAACTCCAGCCCGATCACGACGAACAACGCCACCGTGTACATATAGGCGAGGTTCCGCGCAGTGTGGTCGTGTTCGGCCGCAGCGTATTGGCGAGCGCTCGCGCGATCGTCCGCGGCGACCTTGTCGGCCTGCACCTGAATGCCCGCCATGCTTTCCGCGTGCTCGAAGCCGGCCTGTCGCATCTTCAGCTCGAAATCAGCGTCTGCCTGCTTCAACGCGAGCAGTTGCTCGGGCGTCACTGACTGGCCGGCCAGCGCCGCCTTCACGGCGTCCACCGACCCGTCACCGAAGCCGAGCTTGTCCGCGATCGCCGACGCGGCCATCGCCGCGATACCGGGCACACCGCCGGTCAGCGCCGTGACCAGCCACGGCGCAACAGTCTTCAGAATGTCCAGCATCGTCACACCCCTAGTGCACGGTTGAGCTGCCACCCGTATTCGAATGTCTCGTTCTCCGGCCGGCGCTCGGCCAGCTCGATGTAGAACACCGACTGTTGCGCGGCGACCATGCCATACAGCACGCGATGCCCGTCCGCCCCGCGCTGCTGCAGGAACGCCTTCAGCGCCGTGATCGTCATCGGGCCAATGCCCCCGTCGACCGAAATGTCCGGGAACGTCTTTTCGTTCTGGTTCAGCACGTTCAGCGCCCGCTGCATGAACTTGACGCCGGTCGGCGGCCCGGTGTTCACACCGATGTCGAACAGCTTTTCCGCGAGCGTCGACGAGATCGCGTCGACCTGGTCGAACTTCGGACGCTGCCAGTACCGCGACTCGTAGATCGCGACGGCCGTCGAGCGCGGCATGTCCTTCATCGGCCCCGTGTATCCATTCGCGCGCGATTCGGCGGCCGTCACACCCCACATGGTTCCTTCGAGCTTCCCGAGATACCAATTGCCGCGATCGTTCGGATCGTTCGAGAACCCGCCTTCGCGCCCGATCAGCGCGTCAATCTTCGCCGTTACGTTCATTGCTTCCCTCCCCGGCTCACCGCCTGTTCCAGTAAATCGATGCGCTGCTGCTGCAGACGGTTGAGCGCATCGCCCTCGTTGATGTGCGTGAAGACCCAGACGATCGAACCGACCAGAAACGTCTGCACCACACCGAGACACACACCGAGCACCCACATCGCGCCCGTTGCCTTGTTCTTCATCGCGTCGACCTTGCGATCGACGTCGGCGATCTCGTCGGCCAACTCGCCGCGAGCACGCTCTTCCGCCCGCGACCGGCTCCACAGCAGTCCGATGTCCTCCCGCGTCGTCTCCGCTCGCACCGCCATCTCTGCGAGCCGCCTGTCGAGATCCGCGAACGGCTGCACCGATCGCTTGATGTCCTCGACACTCGCCGCGACGGCGCGCATCTGCTGCGTCAACGTCGCGATCTGGACGGCCAGCCCCTCCTGCTTGTCATCACCCATCAAACCCCCGCTGAAAATAAAAAAGCCGCCCGAGTTGCCCCGAGGCGGCTGCCAGAAATTGATGCACGCGTGTGTTACTTCGGCGGCGACGGTACGACCAGGTCGACTTTCTTCGTCGGCTTCTTGCGGTGGCCGACCTTCGCCTTTCCCTTGTTGCCGGCGTTCAGCTCGACCGACGTCTCCCACCCGTTACCGGCATAGGTATGTCGGACGGAATCGACCAGAAAATCGCCGTCCGCCTCCTGCTTGAAGCCGGAAAGCTTCACGGTCTTCTCGGCCGATATGTCCGTGCGCCCCTTCATGCGCAGGACGCTTCGCGCCGTGTGCCGGTTCAGCTTCTCGAGACGCGACTTCGCACCGGCCTTCGCGGCCTCTGGACTGGCGAACGCATGGCGCTCGGTATGGACAGCGGCGGCGCCCGGCGGGGCATCCGGATTCGGGATCGTCAGGTCGATCTTCTTCCCCGTTTTCTTGTCGTGTACCTTCGTCCGTACGGCAACGAAACTGGCACGGTCAGGAAACGAGATCTCGTAGTCGGTCAGATCGGCAGGCGTCAACGTGATCGCTGGCAGCGCCTTGCCGCTTGCGCTCTTGCCGCCGCCGATCGGCCCGACGATCAGCTTGCCCGCCTTCACCGTCGCCGTTGCGCCGTACTGCCGCGCGATACGCGTGATGAAATGCAGGTCGCTTTCGCCGAACTGATCGGCACGCGGCACGGCAGCGTCGACCGAGCACGCGGCCACCCATTTGTTGCGCCGTGCGACGTCGCCGACGATGTCGGCCAGCTTCACGTTCGTCCAGCTTCCATTGCGCTGCGTCTTCGACGTCGCTCGCATGTTGGCCGGTCGGCCGCGGATGATGATCGTCGCCGGCGGACCACGCAGCACGATCTCGTCGACGGCATACTCGCCGAGCATCGACAATCCCTGTCCCTCCCATCCGAGCGATATCTTCAACGTCGCGCCCTTCGGCGGGAATCGAACCTTGCCGTCCCGGTCGTCCAGCTCGATCTCGCATTCGTCGGCCTCAAGGCCCGGTTTGTCGGTTGTCTGGATCCGCAGCACGCGGTCCTGAATCACGCGCGTGATGTCGGCGCCGTTCGCGACGACCTGAAAAATTGCACGCATCGTCCCTCCGTCACGACCAGAGTTGAATCGGTTCGTCGCGCGGCGTGTCGAGATCCGGCATCGTGATCAACACGCCCGACCGGAACGGCTGCAGCTCGCGCGCGAGGCCGGGGTTGGCTTCGTACACAGCCTCGACGGTGCCCTTCAACGTCCCGTAATGGGCGTAGCAGAGCGTGTCGAGAATGTCCCCGTCAGAGGTTCGCAAAATCTTCGCCATAGCGGCCAAACTCCAGACTGTAGGTTTGCTTGCGGGGCGCACCGTCCGACATCAGCGCCTCCTGCTCTTCGTCGACGCTGTGCAGATACCAGCGTCCGAGCACGTCGCCCGTGCCGGCCGTCAGTTGCACCGGCTTCAACTTCGCGCCGATCGCCCGCAGCGTTTCCAACTGGCGGAAACCGGCACCGAGCGACGGGAACACAACGCCCGACAGTGTGATCGTGTCGCCGCCCTGACTCACCGGCTGCTGCGCCTCTTCGCGATTCAGGCGTTCCTGCGACGCGATCTTGAAGCGCGTCGAACGCCGCAGCTTGTCGTAGGCCGCCGTCGACAGTCCGAAGTGGAACGCGTCCCCGTCATCCGTTGATAGCGTCAGCAGATGAGGGGTAGAAGACGTCGCGCTGTCGAACAGGCCGGAGAGAACCGAACTCAGGCCCGTCGTCTGCGCGAACGACTTCAGCGCACCCATCGTCTGCTCGCCGACCAACGCGGTGAACTGCGTTTTCGCGTCGCCCAACGCGCCCATGACGGACTGCGCGGCTGACTGGATCAACGGATGATTGACGCCCCCGATCATCTTCAGCACGCCGCTGACGGCCGCACCGGTTGCGGAGAAACTGCGCATCACCGTGCCGATCTGCGGACTCAGGTCGCCGGCCACCGAAAGCAGGCTCGTCGCCCCGCGCAGCAGGTCGGCGGCCGACGTGAGATTCCCCGTCGCCAGCTTCGTCAATGTGTCGACCGTGTTCTGACTCGCGCTGCGATTCCGATCGAACACGCGCACCACGTGCCGAACGCGTTCGGACGCAATGCTCGCCTGCGTCGCGGCCTGCGTCACACTGGAAATGAAGTCCATCTATCCCCCTACAGATGCGGTGCGTCGAACATGGCCGACCGGTTGCTCTTGTCCATCGACTCGGTCATCGTTCGCTGAATCAGCGGATTGATGCGCGCGAGTAGCTTGTCGGCAATCTCAGCGTCCGTGCCGCCCTCGACCTTGATGTGGAACACCGGGGCAAACGAGTTTTGCTGCTCGACCTTGAACGGTCGCGACTGCGGCGAGTCCGGGCCAGCCGCCACCTTCGCGGCCGCCTTCGCCGCGTCGCTGTCGCCCTCCTTCGAACCCGTCGCCAACCGCGCCATCGCCCCAAGTAACTTTCCACCGGCGAACGTACCGATCGCACCGCCGACAACACCACCGACCGCCACGCCAATCGGCCCGCCGAGCGCCCCGATACCTGCCCCGAGCTTCGCCCCGATCATGCCCCCTGCAAGCGAACCACCGATGCTTGCGTACCCTTCCGCCTTGCGCGCGGACGGCTGATCGCTGCGTGCAACCGCGTACGCATCCTTGGCTGCGAATGCGATTTTCATGACACTGGCGGCGACGGCCAGTTTTCCCGCGTAAGGCGCGAACCGGCCGACGATCGTCCGAAACGCCCCGATGACACGACCCAGACGACCGCGCGGAACCGGGCCGCCGCCAGAGCCGCCTCCTGCCAGATCGCCGAGTAGGTCACCTGCGGCCCCCGCAACGCCGCCAAGGCCGCCGCCCGGCAAGTTGACAACGAATACGCGCTGCACGCCCCCGGCAGCGCCACTCAACGCATCGAGCGCCTTACCGAGCCGCCCGCCGGCGGCACCGCCTCCGGCCGCTCCACCGCCACCGCGTCGCGCCATCCAACCGCCGCGCAGGATGTCGAGCACACCGCGCCCCATGTTCCACGCGGCACGGGCACCACGAACGGCAATCGCCGTGCCGATGACGCCAACGACCGCCGCCGTCGCACCCGGTGCGGCGTCCGACGCGTGCTGCACCGTTTCGCCCGTCCGTTTCGCGACCTTGCCGGCGCGATCCGTCACCGGCCGCAGTGCATCGCCAATGCTGCGCATCGCGTCGTCCCACTGCTGGGCGACCTCGCTCCAGATCTGCTTCGAGGTTGCACGCCGGTCACCGAGATCCTTGTCGATCTCGCCGTTCGCGTCCGCCGCATTGCGCTTGAGCTTCTGATACAGATCGGCGTTCTGCATGTACGCCGTCAGTGCGGCCTTGACCTGCATGTCATTGAACAGGTCACCGGTTTTCATCGTGTCCTCGAAGGCCCGCATCTGCGCCTGACGCTTGGCGGGATCCAGCTCGCTGTTGAGCTGCTTCGCTACCGCTGCGAGCTGCGCTGCCTTCTTCGGATCGACACGCTCGATGTACGCCCGCGCGAGCACGAACGACGCCTCCAGCGTCGACCAGCCCTTACCGATCGCCTCCTTCATCTTCGCTTCGTAATCGACGCCGGCCTTCTTGTAGTTGCGCTCGGTCTCGCCCGATCCGATCTTCGAGAACCAGTTTTTGAGGTTGTTCGCCGCCTCGTCGGCGTTGCCGGCAGTCTTCATCTGAACCTGCAGCATCGCGCCAAGCTGCGTCACGGAGTCTTGCCCCGTGATACCGATTTTCTTCATTTCGGCGAGCAGCACCGGGAACCAGCGGGCCATGTCGACGGACTCGAACGAGCCCTCCTTGCCGAGATACGCGATGGCCTCCAGCGCCTTCATCATCGCCTTGGGGTCCGCGATGTTGGCGTTCTGCTGCAGTGCCTGAATCATCTGCGCGGTCTCGACGCTCGACGCCCCCTGACCCACCGAGAATTTCGCCACGGCCGGGCCGAAGTTCAGCGCCCGATCGATGTCCATCCCGGCCGCGACCATCTGGTTGACGGCGTCGGCCAACTCGTTGCGCCCCATGCCATTCGACAGGGCGTCACGACGGATGCGCTCGGACATCGCGCGTTCCTGCTCGGTGCGCGCGATGCCGGCCTTGATGGCGATGTCCCGAATGATTGCTTGATACTGCGCAGAAACCGCCGTCGGCACCGCGACGGCCGCGCCGAGCTTCACGGAGTCCCCGATTGCATCGCGCATCCCACCTCGACCAGCCGCGAACCGTTCGTGACCTACCGCACGCATGTCAAGGCTGCGGACGGTACGACCCAAACGAGCGTACGAGCGATCGAGGCGATCGACTTCAACGCCAGCGGCACGCAATGAGCCCAGATTCGCTTCCAGCTTGCGCCGGATTCCTTCCGCAGCGCTGTCGCCCGCGAGGTGAAGCCTGCGAAACTCCTGTTGCAGCTTCGCCGTCTCCCCGATCTGCCGCTGCCACATTCCGCGCTCGCTAGCGGCTTTGCGAATGCCAACGATCTTCGAATTCGTATCAGCAAACGCCTTACCGAGCGTTGCCGACACCGCACCGCCGATGACGATGCCAAGTGCAATATCGCGTGCCATGTCAGTCCTCGCTCAATCCGTCAGCCACCACAACAATTCGTCGATCGTCATGTCGTCAACCGACTGCGGCTGCGTTCCGTACTCCTTCATCATCCGCCGGGCCAGCGCCTTTACCGTCCCGATTGGAAGCCGGACGAACGGATCGAAAGGATTCGTACGCACGCTGCATGGCGTCGTAGTCGACCATGTCCATTGCTTCGATATCGTCGGGAGCGACTTCCGCCAGCGTCGCGAACAACACGATTTCGCGCAGCTCGTCGTCACCCTGCGCCTGCTTGCTCGCAGTACGCATGTCGCGTACCTTCGGGCGGCGCATCACCAGCTCGTTGCGCACGACGCCGTCGAACGAGACGGGATACTTCAGCGTGATCTTCACGTTTTCCATTCAGCACCTCAGAAATGACAAAGGGCGGTCAATGGACCGCCCCTAGGGTTATCGAAAAGTTACTTTGCCGGCGTTGCCGCCCGCCAACGTTCCTACATGCCGAGCGCCTTGCGCACGTCGGCAAGCTGGTCGACGCCGTCGATGACGCGGATCATGTTGAGCACGTCGATCTCGCAGATCACCACACCGTCGATCTCGGCCTTGTAGTACGACAGTTCGGCCGTGTACTTCAGCTCCGACGTCGAACCCGGCTTCCAACTGCCGGGATCGTATTCGGACAGCATGCCGCGCATGATGAGCGCAACCGATTTCACCTTGCCGCGTGTGTCGCGGAATGCACCGCGAAACGTCGCGTTGAACGCGTTGTTGTCGGCCAGCCCGAAGAACTTCAGCACGTCACGCTCGACGCTGCCCATGGTGAATGCCGCCTGCAGCCCCTCCATGCCTTGGTCGACCTTGACTGGCGCGTCCATGCCGCCCGCGCGATAGTCCTCCGTCTTGATCTTCAGCTTCGGCGGACTGACTTCGGGCGAGCGACCGGCAAAGCCGCGACCGTCGACGTACAGCGCCATGTTGTTGAGAGTTTCCGGGACCATGCGTCACCTCTTACGATTGCGTGTCGAGAACTTCCGTCAGCCACTCATTCGTGACCTCGAAGCGGAAGATCGGGTTTTCTGCGGGCGGGACGTCCGTGAAGCGGATGTTCCAGTACACCTTGCCCTGTTCGAGCTGCGACGCCGAATTGAGCTTCGGATCCGGGTACACCTCGAAGTTGATCACCGCACCCTGCGTGCGCAGGTCGCGCATGAACATCCGCAGCCCTTCGGTCACATCCTTCACATACGTCGCCGTGATACCGCGATCGACGGCCCACTTATGGCCTGCCTGCACGGCATCCATCACGATGTCGAGGGTGCGTACACGCGTCACGAACGACCACTTCGGATCGGCCGATAGCGTGCGGTTGCCCCACAGGCGGAACCCACCGTCGCGGATGATTGTCGTGATGAACGAGTTGTTCAGCAGGTTCGCGCGGCACGTCTCGTCACCGTCGAGGAATTCGATCGGCCGCTTCGTGCCGCTGATCCCGACGATCTCCTTGTTCGACGGCGACGCCCAGAAGCCGATGGCTGCATCGGTCTGGCAGAACAAACCCGCAGCGTACGCAGATGCCGGCGCATCGACGTCCGCGTTCTTCGCCGTGTCCCAATACCGCACGCCGGGATCGACGAGATACAGCCGCTTGCTGCCGAAGTTCTTCGCGTACTGGATCGCGTCCTCATCGGTCTTGTTCGGCCCGTCGAGAATCGCGATTGCGCGCAGCTTCGCGGCCAGCTCGTCGGCCGCCGTCGCGACCGGCTGCTTGGCCGTATGCCCCGGCGCGAGCAGCAGCCTCGGCTTCAGATCGAACAGCGATTTGCCGTCGAGCAGTGCCTGCATGCCCGTGCGCACACCCCCTGCCGACACACCACCGATGATCGCGGACGTCAGCTCGGCGTCGGTCTGATCGGCCGGCACGCCGACCGCCACCATCACCGTCTTGCTCTGCTTGTAGATGCCCTGAATTGCACGCGTGATCGCGCTCGTCTCGCCGAATGCAGCGGCGGCGTCGTATTCGCTGGTGATGCGCACGGGCACGTGCGGTGCGACGAGGTCCGGACCCGGCGTGTAGGTGTCGGCGATGCCGACGACCGACGTCGACGGCACGGCGATCGTGCGCGGGCCGATCTCGACCAGCACGGTCGTTACGCCGTGATAAAAAGAAGTAGCAGCCATTCAGGTCTCCGAGAAAGCTACAAATAAAAAGGCCGCTCAATGAGCGGCCACACATACGGACGAGTCGACATCGGCGCTATACCGTCGCAGCCGGCTGCGCACCCGCAAATGGTGGTGGCGACGGTAGCTCCGCATTCGGCCAGCCGGGAAGGTCGCTGGCCTCCCGCAGCGATTGCCGATAGCGAAGCAGCGTCGCAAACTGGTCGGGCGTCAGAGTCGTCCCGTCACCCAACAGTTGCTCGTCCTGGTGCCGGGAAACGAGCCAGTCTGTCGCCTTCAGTGCCGCGTCCCGCTGCGCTCGTTTTGCATTGGCGAGTTCCGCTCGCGTCGGTGGCGGCGGATCGACAGCGATGGGCGCTCCGTCTTTGACCGCAAGGCGCTTTCCTATCGCTTGCGCACGCATGAGATCGTCCAGTTGCTCTGCGGTGATCTCGATAACGGGAACTCCATCAGGAGCGGGACTATCGACCGTGTCGTAAAAGGCAACGATGTTGCCGTCCGCGCTGTACGCGGCGAGTTTTTGTCCCATGTCACTTTCCCCAACAGAAGATTCGGCCGGCAATGCCGCCGGCTATCGCAGGCCCTGCCGGGTTAGATATCGTTCTCACACGAGCCACAACCGTGGATTGTGTTGACCACGATCCGTCGAATGCCCAGATCGTTGCGGTGTTAGAAGCCCAACCGCCCGGATTCGACTCATTCGCCATGCCGCCCAGTACCGCGGTTGGGAAAGTAAGCGGAAGCGTTAAGGTCATGTTGCCGTTCGCGTCGCTGGTGCCCGTGACCCACTGAAAAATCATCCCAGTCGGCAGTTTCTGGCTACCGCTTGTCCCGAGCGAACTGGAGAACGTTTGGCCTACGCGTTGCGTATAAGTCCCGAATGCCTGCCAATACGTACCGCTCCATACCAGCACGACGAATTCGCCGGCCATCAGCGTGATCGACGACGCGAGGCCGACCGTCGTATCGATGATCGCGTTCGCGCTCTTTGTGCCAATCGTCAATCCGGCTTGAGCTCCCCGTTGAAACGCAATCGCAGCACCGGGCGGCAGGCCCGTTTCGCTCGGCAGTGTGGTCGTCTGAGCCCCGGCACCGTTGAAGTAATGAAAGCCGCCGATGTCGTCGTTCGTCAGTGCTGTCGCAGCGGCGCCGATGCCGGAACCCGTACCGCTGCTCAGATTGAAGTTCCCAAGCGCACGCTGCAGAAATTCGTTGGTCGTAAGCCTCACGCTCCTGTCGAACTGCGGCGCAGTGGTGCCCTTCGGCGTACCAGTGAAAGCCGGCGAGTCCAGCGGCGCTTTTAGCGCAAGTTGATTCGTGATCGTCGTCGCGAAGTTGGGGTCATTGCCTAGCGCCTTCGCGAGTTCACTGAGCGTATCGAGCGTCTCCGGGGACTGCGCCACCAACGCGGCCAACTTTTCCGCCAGATCAGCATGCGTTGCATACTGCGGATGCGGATCGACCGCCGCAACGTGCGCGTCAAAGCTACTTTGCCCTCCCTCGACTACCTTTTTGAGGTAGCGCGTCCGGTTCGCAAGTTGCTTCGCCTGAAGGTTGTCGATACCTTCCGGCCCACCGACGACCGGATCCGATTCCTCAAGCTGATAAATCCCGTCTTCCCACCGATCGAACTCAACCAAGTTCGTCATGTCGTGATACTCCCTCTCGTGTATTGGCCGTCCCGCCGCGCGACGCCGTTGTGACGGATTGGAACGGCTCTATAGTCGAGCGCCACAAGCTGACTGCGCGCTGGCGCGTAACGCTCAATTGCGCGCCACAGCTTGTCGCCTTGATCCCGTGTAATCGGCACACCGAGCTTCACGATGTACTCGGCCCACGCGCTTGCCTTCCCGTGAAGTTGCTCGCCGTTGCGAACAAACGAGCCGTTACGTCGTCGACCGCTGCGCCCCTCGATGATCGTTACCTCGCCGAAACCGAGCCGCCGGATCACCTCCCGCACCGCCCACGGCGTGCCCTTCTTCCGGTGCAACGCCATGGACCCCTTCACCAGCGCTCGCCGCGCGTCTTCTGATTCCGCCAGTTCCCAACCGTCGACGGCGAGCGCCCATGCGAGCCACGGCAACCATGCTGTCGGACAACGATCCGCGTCCCACAACGTGCGCAAGATCTCGGGATCGACACTCGGGCGCAGCACGCGCGCGAGTGCGGCCTCCAGCGGCGTCTGATTGGACGGCAGCAGTGGTTCACGCGTCATCGGCCTTGACCTCCAGATTGATGCTCGTACAGTGCGCAAACTCGCGCGCGCCACACAAGACGTCGGTGGCCGGCGACCGCAATTCGATACGCGTGACACCGCTGTCCGGTGCATGCAGCGCCCCTTCAATCGCGGAACGCGGCATGCCGGCACGAAGCCGTCGCGACTTCGTTATTACGCCGTCGAGCACCTTACGTCGTGCATCGAGCACAATGCTCGGATCCGGCCCGCTGCCGACATAGATCAGCCCATCGATCGCATACTCGATCTTGACCGCCGGCTCGACCAGAACCGTGTCATTGAGTGGGCGGACCGTCTCCGGCGTAACCTTCGCGCGAACCAGATCGAGCAACGCCCCATCCGGTACACCGTCGCCACGTGCGGACATGATCGTGAGTCGCACCGTGCCTGCCACCGGCCGGTCGACAGCGACATCGAGGACATCGGCCGACGCGTCCATTGCAAACGCCCGGTATGCCGCGAATGGTCCGGCGACCGTCGCGCGCTCCATCGACATCTGCGTGCGCAACTTCAGCCGATCGTCCGATTCCATGCGCCGCTCGACTGGCGGATTCGCTGCCGGATCGCCGGGCTCAACGACTGCGCGCTCCGTATCCAGCAGCACGGCTAGATGCTCCAGATCGGCGCCCGTCGAGAAAGCGAGCATGACTGCGCGGGCAGTGTCATTGACTCGCGCCGCAGCGCGGATCTCGTCATAGGCCGCCAGTTCGATCAGCTTGACCACGGGATCCGACTTCAGCGCCGCTGTCCAGTCGGGATAGATCGATTTGAAGTAGTCCAGCTTCCTCTGGAACGCCGTCTCGAAGTCGAGCACCTCGACAAGATCAGGCGGGTCCAGCGAAGCGAGATCGATAATCGTCATGTTGGCACCTCAATTTCGACGGCCGTACCGTCGTACTCGCCACGAATCGCGAACGTAGGCTTACCGTCGATGATCGACAGCACCTTGACCTGCGCCAGCTTGATGCGCGGTTCCCATCGGCCGATCGCGCGTGCGGCCTCGGCCTGTGCCGCCGAGATCCATCCGCGCGTGACCGGAAGATCGACCATCAACGGAAGATCCGAACCGTATTCGGGCAGCTCCCGGCGGGTGCCCTTGCGCGTGCTGAGGATGTCGCCGAGACTTTGCTTCAGGTGCGCGACGCCACTGATCGGCGCACCTGTCCATCGGTCCATGCCGACGAGCGCACCCGACCGGCTCATCCGCGCTCCTCCAACCGCTTGAAGTCCGGATGCGCGTCGAGGTATTCGATCTGCGCGGCCGTTCGTGCGATTGCTTCGCCGGAAAGGACGTGCACGACATCGCCGCTCGGAAACACGATCACGCGACTACGGAACCGCGTATCGAGGAACGTCGCAACGGACGGAGCGGCCGGAGTAGCTGCCTGCGGAGTATCTTTTGCCATGATGAATCCCTCAAAAACAAAGCCCCGCAGAGGCGGGGCAAAGTCACTTTCTCTAAAATCACTCGAAAATCACAAACACGGACAGACGCAATGAGCACCGCAGATACCGCCAACCAAACGACAACGTCGACTCCCAAAGCCTTCTCTCTGTGGCGCTTTCTGGATGCACTGACACGTCACCCAGCGATGCTGGTCGTTCTCGGTTTCTTTCTTACCGGCATTGTGGGCAACCGCCTTACACAGAAAGTCGACGAAGACAACAGGCACCGAGCGGCAGTTACGAAAGACTTCGATTCACTGCGGTCATCGATCGACGATTTACGATCGTCGTTTGAGTTGTATGCATCGGGAGTCAAACACCTGATGATGACGCTGCAAGTCGGCGAAACCGGCGAGAACCGGCAGCAGGCTCTAAAGGACTACTCCGCGGCGTACGCGCAGTGGGTGCAGCATCGAGTGACCGACTACACCTTGATCGAACAACGCTTTGCTGACACAGATGGCGGAGACATCGTCGTCAGCGTCGGCAACCTTCTAGAGATAGGCACCGAGCAACTTGACAACTGCATTCAAAGGCACCTTACGCAACCCAATGGGCAGAAGCTCAAATCTGATCAGTCGCTCGAATGCGAAGCAATGTTCCCGGTGTCCGCATACAACGTCTCCTCGCGACTCCTATCGCTTCGCTTGTGCATGAGGATGCTAGCGATGAGCATTCGGCCGCTGCCCGCCCACGATTTCGATCCACTTCCCGCCCGCAGTTTGCAAACAGACCAATTTCTTCGACGAATGGACAGCGCCTGCTCGCCGAAAGAGCTTGCCGGGCTTGATATGCCTTTGCGTAACGCGTCCCCGGCCGGGACTTTTGTGAAGCCATAAGCGTGTCGAGCGCGAAGTTTGGTCCAAGCATCCTGCCTAGATCGGCGGCGAAACAGCCGCCCCGTCCCCCTGCTCCATATGGGAATGTTTGAGGAACGATTTACCGCCGATTTCGACGTCGTCCGTGTAACGCGCCCCGCCATCCACCTGGACGGCAGGGCCGCCGTTACCGCCGCCCTTGCCCTGCATCCCGCCGTTGAAGGTCAACAGCTTCTCCGTCGTCGTGTTGCCCGTGAACGTCGAATCCGGAACATCGCCGAGCAATTTCTCCGTGCGCAACGTCACGCCGTCTGCACGAAGCTCCAGCTCCGTTGCACCGATGCGGAACACGATCCGGCCGCCTGCCGGCACGTCGACGCGGTATTCGTGCTTCTCGTGGTCATAGACCTCCGACGCACCGTCGGGGTAATCCCATGCGGTCTCGTTCGGATTGGACCGAGCAGAACCACCGTGCTGATCCGAGTAGTAGCCCGGCACCGCGTATGCGCCAGCCAGATCGCCTGACGGCGCGAACATCGACGCCTGCTCGCCTACAGACGGCGGGCGCCAAAAGCGGACCACGCCCGCTGCGGCCGTCTTCCACGGCATCCAGTCGCTGACCCAATCACCGATTCGCACGCGGCACTGTGGCGGCTGATACGAGACGTCGTCGACAGTCCCGTGCTGCACCATGCAGGCCATGCGGCGATCGATCTCGCCCAGCTCGTAATCGCTCATGATTCGCCGCCCTCCGCACCGGGATCCCAGTACTGACCTTCGCTATCGGGACCAGTGTCAGGATCGACGCCCCATAGGATCGCCCGCCCATCCGGGATATCGTCCAGCTCGATGCCGAGGCCGAATCCATGCGTCCACTCGACGAGCCACACACAATAGGTGTCGAGCTGCGGCCGGAACGGATCCTCCGCAACCTGCACGACCTTGCCGGGCGTGATTGGAAGCTCCCACGTGTTCCCGTGCACCACCATCGCGACGCGTGCCGCGACTTCCCGCACGGCCAGCTCCGCACCGTCGTCGATCGGATCGAACACAACGCGGGCCTGCATGCGTGCAATCAGCGGCACGTCGCCGGTCCCGTCGTCGTGACCGGGTTCGAACTCGTTCAGCTCGATCGCGATCAACGGCGTTTCGATTTTCTGGCCGAGCCGCGGATATGCCTCGATTCGCTTCATCGTGGGCAGCTTCGCGCGCATGCCGCGCTCAATCGCTTCATGTAGCGCTTTCAGGTTCTCAAGCACGGCGCATCACCTTCTGCAGTTCGTAGTTCACTTCCTGACGGAGAATCACCATCAGCCGAGCCTCGCATGCTTTCGCGGCCCGCCGAAATGCCGGGTCGCCCGATTGCTGCCACGCCACCGTCACCATCCGGTACGGCATCCGTTCCTTACCGACGCGCTCGTAAATCGGCCCGTCCGGCTTGCGATTCGTCTGTCGCCACGCGCCCTCGAACGACTGGCGGCCGACTCGCATCCCCTTGCGCGTCCGCGTCGCCTTACCGAGGCGATGCGCCTCGATCGGGTTCAGACCGAGCCACACCTTGCCGGTATCGGCCGAGCGAAGAAAGAAGTAGAGGCGGCGACGGATCGCCTTCTGCGGGATCTTAGTCGCCCCGCCGACCTCTTTCGCCGTCTGGCTCTTGATCCACCCGGCCGTCTTGCGCAACGTCCGTCGCCACGCAGCCTGCATCGCGGACGGCGACAGCCCTTGCAGCACCGCCGTCGCCTCTTTGATGTCGATTTCGATCTTCAGATCGTCCATAGCGCCTACTGGAGAATGAGGACGGTCCAGCCGGTGCCGTCCGGATGCGCCTCGAGCACGCGGTAGCGCTCGCCATTCGTGACGAGGATGCTGCCCTGCCGAACTGAAGCAGCGTCGCGGTCGCGCAGGTGGAACACCGGCGCGACGAGCTGTGTGCGCTGACCGCCGAGATCCGGCCCGAGCCAGGGCGACGCGAACATCCCTTCGACCGACCGGCCGTCGATCGTGATGTCCGCATCGCCCAGGTCGCGCAGCACAGCAGCGTCGACGTCCGAGATCAGATCCCGGAACGCCATGTCATGCCTTCAACTTGATGAGCGCTTTCGGGCGCGTGCACAGGTGGATCGGGTTCGACTGCGCCTCGACCTCGACGCCCTTGCCGAAGGGCATCAGTTCCTGCTTCGCGTAGTACGGAATCCCCGTCGTGTTCACCGCCTCGACGTAGTCGGCCGGCGCGAAACGCGTGATGAACAGATCGGACACGCCCTCGGGCACTGCGTGCGCTTCGTCGTCCGCGACATACCCGACATCGCCGACGCGACCGCGATAACGCTCGAACGTGCAGCCACCGAAGTCGAACGCGTCACGCGCGTCGCCACGCAGCTGCGCGGCCATCACGGACGCGAGATACGTCTCCTTCACCGACTTCGCGACGATCAGCTTGTTCCAGAACTCGCGTCCACAGAGCACACGCACGCCCGTGTACGTCATCGCGCCGAGCGCATCTTCGATCGCGTCCTGCACCTCGACGCACTTCTGGCGAATCTCGGTGGTCGCCGTCGACAGCTCGAACGCAATGACCGTCTGTTCGATACCGAAGTACTTCAGCAGATCGATCAGCACCGTCTTGCCGTCCGCGTCGAGCACCGCGCCCTTGATTGCGCCGATGCGGTGGAATTCGTGCGTCGCATCGAGCTGCCGACGCATCTTCGCAAGTCGGCGATTCACGACGGTCTGGAGTGCCTCCAGCTCCGTTTCCGAACCGAACGCACGCAGGTTCGCGATTTCGTCGGCCATGATCACCGCACGCTGCGGCAGATGCACCGTGTTGAACGGGATCATGCTGCGCTTGCTGCCCGCGACAACAGCGGACGGCGCACCGCGCTGACCAGACGCGACGAGCGACAGCGTGTCGCCGTCGCGCTCGATCTGGATCGTCGTCGTGGTGATGCCGTCCTCTTCGAACAGCCCGAGCGTGCCGATCCGGCCCGGAACATACGGCTGCTCGTTGATCGCAGCACTCAGGGACGACAGCGAAAACGCGTCGTCTTGAAACAGGGCGATATCCGCCATACAACCTCCGACATGAAAATGGATACAAAAAAGCCACGCGGTCGGCGTGGCTTCGAATGGGGTGGGTTTCGATCAGCGGACGATCACGTGTCGCTCGGCGAGATCCCCGCGACCGGCTGCATCGAGCCCCGTCAACAGCCCGCCAACAACTTCGGCGAGCCGGACGACACCCGTCGCCGGTCGCGGTGCTTCGGACGCCGCCAGCGGCGCGTAGAGCAGGGCTGCTGCGACTTCGGAACCGTCGTTCGCGGTGTTGTCGTACGGCGCGTATTCGCCGGTACCGGTCACGCCGAGCACCTGCCCGGCCGGCAGCGCCGGACCTGCCTTCACCACGATCCGCTCGCGCGAGATCTGGCCGTTGCCCTCCGACACGAGAAATTCAGCCGTCAGAGCGGCCTGTACCTTCCAGTTCGACATGAGTTTTCCCCTCCTCGGGTTACGTCAAAGTTACTTGCCGCTCTTGCGAGCCGCGTAGATGGACGCCGCACGCGGCGCATTCGCGACCACGGGCGCGTCTTGCGACGCAACCGGGGCAGCACGATGGTTGATCGGCTTCTGCGAGGCCGTCATGCGCTCGAACAGCCGTGCGCGCACCTGATCGGGCGACAGGCCGTCCGAGACAAAGCCGGCCGTCAGCTCGGTAAGGCTCGCGGCCAGACAGATGCCGGCGATGTCCTGCGCGTTGCGGATCGCCGCGTCGACGCTCGCGCGGTCGCGCAGGCCGGTCGCCAGCACGATGCCTTCGGCGCAGTGCTCGATGCGCGCGTCGCGGCATGCGCTGTATACGTGAGCAGCGAGAACAGATACGTCCGGCCCCGGCGCAGGTGTGGGGGTCGGCAACGGATGAGGCGTCGGGTCGGGCGTTACCTCGCTGTCGTCCTCCAGCACGGCGCGGATTTCGGCCGGCACCGCCGCATAGCGTGCGGCGAGCCGTGCCGCGCCCGCGTACGCCTCGATCCGGATCGGATCGACAATCGCGTCGCAGAAACCTTGCTCCTTCGCCTGCGCGGCAGTGAGCCACGTCTCGGCATCCATGATCGCGCGGACTTCCTCTGCGGTTCGGCCGCTGCGCTCGACGTAGGCCGCCAACATGCTGTCGGACGTGCTGTCGAGCAGATCGGCGAGCTTGCGCAGATCCTCCGCCTCGCCGGCCGCAACGGTGTTCGGGTTGTGGATCATCAGCCGCGCGTTCGACGGCATCTCGATCGTGTCGCATGCCATCAGGATCAGCGACGCAGCCGATGCGGCGACACCATCGACGCGCCCGGTCACCTTGCCGCTATACCGACGCACCGCGTTATAGATCGCGAACGCATCGAACACGTCGCCGCCCATCGAGTTGATCGCGAGGACGATCGACGTCGCTGTCGACGCCACCTCGTCCAGCTTCGTCGAAAACAGTTCGGCGTCGGTGCCCCAAAACCCAATGTCGCCGTAGATCCGGATCTCGACCTCGTTCCCGCCCGCCGCATTCGCTTGCGCGCGGATGTCCCACCACCGCTTCTTCCCTTTCATTCGCCATCCCCATTAGAAAGATCGCCCTCGCCGTCGACCGGATCGAGCGTGTCATATCGAATCCCGAGCCGGCGCTCGCGCGCGAGATCGTCCGCGTTCTCTCGATCGACCTGCTCCGGATCATCACCACGCGAAAGCACCGCCCCCGTCCGGCTCGCCAGCCCGGAGCGAATCTCCATTCGCTTCGCCGTGACGTCCTGCACCGGATGGATATACGGCCAGCCCTGCGGCACCCATCGCACCCGCAGATAGTCGCGACGACGTCGGTAGTAATCCGCCATTGGCATCGCGCCTGACAGTGCGCAGGCATCGACCCACCAGCGCCAGACCTTCCGGCAAAACTGGTGGATGAACACGTTCCACTGGATCTGCTCGATCGACCGGCGGAACTCATTCAAGATCACGCGCAGCACGCGATCGCTCACGTCGCGCAGATCGCCCGTCATGACTTCGTACGGCATGCCGACCGAGGCCGCAGCAGCCATCAGTTGCTGCCGCATGAACGGGCCGTAGTCGGTCCCCGCGCCCGGCGGCTCCGCAAACTTCACGTCCTCGCCGGGGGCCAGCTCTTGCATGCTCCCCGGTTCGAGCGATACGACCGGCGAAAAGCCGTCGACGTCGTACTGCATTTCGCCGCCCGTGACGGGATCTCCCGGCAAGCCCGGCTCGGTCGGCGGCTTCGTGATGAAGCCTGCAAAGAGGTTGCTGACCTCCTGCCGGAACAGCACCGCGTCGTCGAAGTTGTCCAGCGATTTGAGCCGCAGCAGCACCGTCGACAGTTCGGGAACGCCTCGTACCTGGCCGGGCCGCAGCGCGAGGAACACGTGCGCGATCTCGTCGGCCGGCACGCGAACGGTCTGCACGTTGGCCGTCGAAGCACGCCCGTACTCGCCGGGATGACGCTGCAGCAGGTGATACGCGACACGTCGACCGTCCGCATTGAACTCGACGCCGTTGACGATCTCGCCCCCGCCGGGCACGAGCTCGTTTTTCTCCATCGGCAGCAGATCGCCTTCGAGAAGCCGGATCTGCATCGGGACCGCCAAGCCCTCGCTCGGACTGCGGAACTGGCGACGCACCAGTACCTCGCCATCACTGAAAAACGCCCTTGCGGCAAGCGTCTGCACGCCCGCCATGTCGAACAGGTCGTCCGCGTCGATCTCCTCGCAGCTATCCTCCCAAAGTTGCTTTTGCATCGTTCGCACCGCGTCGTTCGGATGCTTCGGATGCGCTTGAATACCGTTTCCGATCGTGTTCGATACGAGCCGTGCGATCGCCGTTTTCGCCCACGGATCGTTGCGGATCGCGTCCCGAGCACGCGAGCGCAGCAGCGGCAGGTTTTGTACCGCCGCCGCATTCGGTCCCGCGCCCGACGTGCGCCACGACTTCGCCCGTGCGCCCGTCGTGCTCGCCGACTCGTAAGCCGCAGCCTTCAACCGCGTCGGCACCACGAAGCCACGCCGCGCGAGTGACGGAAAGCCCCGATTCATCGCACCCCCTTGCCGGCGTGACGAAGCCGGACGATCGACGAACGCCCGGCCGCACCGTTCAGGTCGCGAATGATCTCGGTGCGTGCCTCACGCAGCTCGCCGATCGAGCGATATTTCACGCGCCGGTCGGCATACTGCACTTCCAGCTCGCCCTTCGCGATTGCCGACTGGATGTTCTGCAGATCCTGTTTCGTGTATGCCATGCCAATCCTCGTTTAGCGCCGCTTCAGGTACGTCGAGCGACCAACACGACGCCCCTGAATGCGCGAAACCCCGCTCGGGGGCGGGGTTTCGGTGGTTTTTGCTGTCTGCGGCGACGGCCGCGGCGTCTCGATAATCTCGGGGGGGGCCGGCGGATCGGGCGGCACCTCGGCCGGCAGCGCCGCAGGCAATGCCTCCAGCACCGGGACCGCATCGAATAGCGAGACCTGCGACGCGCGATGCTGCGCGGCTTGCCAGTCCGCTTCTTTCATCAGGTGCACCTTCACACTGCGGGCCGCGTGCAACGCATATCCTTCGCAATCCAGCGCTTCGTTTCTCGGGCTGATCTTCTTCCACACGCGCTTACCGCCACGCGGCCCCGGCACCTTGACCTCCGCCGTGAGCTGCGACAGGTAGTCGCCGCGCACGCCGCTATACCAGTGCATGCGGCCCGGCCCTTCGCCTTCGAGCTTCAGCCTGTTTTCGAGGATCAGATCCTTCGCGCGGCTCACACCGACCATATACGGCCGCAGCCCGTACTTCGCCGCCTTGCTGTTGTTCCGCGTCGAGTCGATCGACGCCTTCGGTACGCTGAAGATCTCCGCATCGACGTTACTGCTGCCCTTGACGGCCATGACGTTGTAGCCGGCGTGCTGTGCAGCGCGCACATACTTGTATACCGCGTCCGACGTAGCGCCGTCCGACGAGTCGATCGACGTTGCACGGACACGCAACAGCCAGCCGTTCTCATGCCGGTATGCGTGCGACAACAGCATCGTCAACGCGCCCCATACGCCGCCTGTCATCGGGTCTTGCTGCTGCTCCGTCACGTTGCCGTAGATCTCGCCCCATGCGACGAGCCAGCTTTCCTCGCCGCGCCCCCATGCACGTAGGACGATCGCGAGCCGGTCGTGCTGCACGTCGACACCCAGCGTCAACACCAAACCGCCGAGCGGCACCGTCAGCTCCGCGTACGGCAGCGCACGTTGCGCGAGCACGTCCAGCTCGGGCAGATCGGTCTTGTACTTGTACGCCCGGCCCTGCGAGTTGTTCACGAACGAACGCATCTTCGTATCGTCGCCCTCGCGCAGCGCCTTGTCGGCCGTCAGCCACTTCTTGACCAGCTCGGCCATGTTCGAGCCGGGGAACGGCGACACCAACTCGTTGATGCGGAAACCGGCAACGCCGTGAAACGGTGCCGTCGCAACCCATCGCCCGCGACGGACCGCGCGAATGCGCGTCGCGTCGTCCCACAAAGAGCCGCAATGCGGGCAGGTGTAACGGGCCGTCTCCGGTTGTGCTCGGCCGTAGACCTCATGCACGACTTCGGCGCCCTCGCTCCACGTGACGTTTTCCCACGCCAGCTCATGCTCCTCGTCACAATCCGGGCACGGCACCAGATACACGCGCTGATCCGATGCCGCGTAAGCCTGCTGGATGCGCGACAGGCCGTCGATGGTCGGCGTGCCGCCCAAGATCATCTTGCGTCGCCGGGCCGAGTAGCTCTTGTTCCGTTCCTCCAGCAGCGTGATCGAATCGCCCTGCTCGCGAACGTTCGTATTCGCGTCGTCCGGTTCCTCGACCGCGACGACCGGGGCCGGCGTCGACTTCACTTCGTCCGGCGCGTTCGACGTGATGAACTTCAGGAAGCCGCGTGCGAACGTTTTGTGATCCCACAAGTTGTTTTTGTCGCGGGCCGCGTGCACCGGCAACTTCGCCGACAGGCGAGGCGTCACCTCGACCATCGGCTCGAACTTCTCCAGGTTGAACTTCTTCGCCGTCTTCTCTTTCGGGAACATGACGATCATCGGGCACGGGTCAACGTCGATCCGCTTGCCGATGTAGTTCAGCAGCACGCCATCTGTCCACGCGACCTGCGCGGACTTCATGCACACGATCTTCTGCACGGTCGGATCGTCCAGCGCTTCGTGCATCCCGAATACCCACGGCGTGATGTTCGGGTTATACCGGCCGGGGCTGGCCGAACCCTTCGCGCTCAACCTACGATGTTTGCGTGCCCAGTCCGTCGTCCCAATCCGCTCTGGCGGTCGCAGCATCTTCGCGATCCGGCGAATCACCGCGTGGACTGTCTGGGTCGTATTCAGAAAGCTGCTCAAGGCATCCATATATATGCTCGTTCAACCATTCGACGTCCACCTCGACGCCGTATAGCGTGCGCAGCTCCTGCACCAGCTTGTCGGAGAGCGACAGCAGCTCCGTTTGAAATGCGCCGACCATCAGGCCGTACGCCTGTTCGAGCTGCGCCGCATTGACGAGCTGCCCCTTCTTTTCGGCCAGCGTCAGGAGCTTGATCTCGCGATCGACGATCTCGGTCTTCGCCCGTTCGGCGACGAGATCGATTCCCGTACCGCTGGAGCGGCCGGCCGCGACCTCGCGCAAATGACGTATGTACGCGACGCGGATCTCGTCGATCGACGCCATGCGGTAATCGAGCTGGACCTTGTCGACGAACCGTGAAACGGCCGACTGGTCAAGGTCGAGATGGTCAGCGATCTGCTGCTGAGTCGGCATGAATATGACCCCCTATGGAAACTCGCCAGTAGAGAAAAAACGCGGGTGCGAGCCCCCGCGTGTGGCGATGCCCTGAGGGTCCCCGCCTGCTCAAAAAATAGGCAGGCCGGCACCGATCGCGACATCGGCGGTCGCGCCGTCGCCTGCGCGGTCCATCGCCCACACGACGCGGTCCATCGCGTCGTCAAACACGAAGCACCGCGCGGTAACGCGCCCCATGCTTCGATCTTCGTCCCACGTCGACCAGACCTGGCTCGGCCCGGCGCTCGTCGATTCGATTCGCATTTCAGCGCCCCAAAGCAAAAAGCCCCGAGGGCTTTCGCGCTCAGGGCTTCATTTGTTCACCGATCGAGATCGGCTTTCCTATATTGATGCGGTCAATCTTCAATTGTCCGCGCTTCAGTGCGGCAACCGTGGCCAATACTGCCAGCACGAATTCTCTATGGTGCTCGTTCACATCAGGCCATTGAACCTTCGTCTGCTCGAAAACCGAATCAAACTTCTTGTTTTTTCGGGCCCACCGAACCAGCTCGGTCAATCTATCGCGATGCCCCCCCTTGCTAAGCGTAGCATCCGCGACGTGGTGCGCGAACTCATTACGCATGCGTCGAAGAATCTGCAATCCGCGCTCAAATTCGTGGTCGATTAAGCCGAGCCGATGGGCAATCAGAATCTTTGCGGAAAAGGTCCCCAGCGCTCGGTCCGAATCGAACAACGTATCCTGACCACCTGCGCATGGAAGTAACAGAGCTTTCAGCAACCTCTCGAGTTCTACATCAATCTGCGCAATTGCCAAGATGACTGCGGCACGCTCGCTTTCCTTAAAAAGTGATAGAACAAACTGACTGTCATCGTCAGTAAGCTTTGGTTTCGCGTCCGTGCTCATCTCCCTCTCCCCAATACGCAATCTATCGAAACGACGAATGAAACTCGCGGCGAAGCTGCATTATAAATGCCCCAAAACATAGAAGCCCCGAGGGCATTCGCACTCAGGGCTCTGGAATTCATCTCGTAAGGGCGAACGCCCTCCCAACAGATCCCGACAGACAGTTATCGTTGTTGGTCGCGGCGCTCCCGCGATTCAGTACGCCTGTCGGGCGAAGGTTGCGACACGAGTATGCGGTCGCGCATTTATCCAGTGACGCGGTAAAGGATGTGCAAAGTTTACGCGATCCGCTCTTGAAATGGAATACGTTTCATCCTCGTAATTGTCGACGCAATGTGTCGTACACCGATCCATCGACCGTATCCAGTAGCGCGAGCATGTCGTGAAAGCGCCACGACCAGTTCTTCCGATACTCGTCGAGCGATACACCAAGTGCGTGCGCCCGGCCAGCATCGTCGACCTGCCGCTTGCCGGAACCGGAACAATCAGAGCAGATGTGCCGGCCCTTTGCATCCGATACCGGCGACGCGGCGATCCGCCCCATCCCGCCGCAGTCGTCGCAAGGCTCGTATTCCCGAAATACCAGCGGCCCGTTACGCCCTTCGAAGAACGGGATACGCTCCTCCGATACACACACCTTCCCACTGCCCCCGCATACATCACACGTGTGCGTTGATGTCGTGACGGCACGCGTGCGACGCACGACGCCACGCCCTTCGCACTCGACACACTGATCGTTCACCCACTCGTCCAGCAACCGCAGCGCGAACCGCTCGACGATGTCGACCTTCGAACGCTCGACAGCATGCCCCGCACGTTGATCGCGCCGCTCGTCGCGCGACAGGCCCGTAAACCGTGCACGCTTAAATCGTCCCGATGTCCGGATCATCTGCGCCAACAGCAACGTTGCACGTCGAACCATCGCAGGTGTCGGCTGCGGCCCGGCCTTGATTCGGGCCAGCAAGCTCCCGAGATCATTCGCAAAGGCGAGCGCGCCCAAAGTAACTTTAGGATCGGCAATCGGGTCGGTGAATTGACCACGAACGCTCATCGCAACGCCCACCCGCTCTTTCAAATCGATCATGACTCTCTCCTACTCGTCCTAATGTCTCAATGTCCCAAGGGAAAAGGCTTGCAGGGGTGCGCGCCTGCGACATGCGACATGCGCCGCTCACGTCGCGCATGTCGCGTCCCTGCACCCGCGCCCGAGACCGCGCCTTGGGACATTGGGACATGGGACGTCCGCAGCGCGCCAAGACGGGCCAAGTGGCGCGCTTGCCGTGCAGGCACAGCGCGCCACGCAATCACAACGGACTGTCGTCATCACCCGCTGCGACCAGTTCGCGCTCCGCTTCCTGCTGTTGCTCCTCCTTCACGTAGTACCAGCCACGCGATCCAGTCGACTCGCGCTTGCGCACCCACCCGAGCGACTTCAACGCCTTGCCGATGCGGCGTTGCTCTGCCAGCGTCCATTTCGACGTATCGAGCTTCAGAATGTCCGCGAGGATCTCTTCCATCGTCGTGCGCGACACGAATTCCAGGGCCTTGGCGATCTTGTCCTCATACACATCGCCCTCGTAGCGCTCCGCTTGTTCGATCTCGAACAGCGGGCGCTCATGCTCTTCTACGTGCCATACAACGCCCGAGCGATACAGGTGCACGGCTTCCGCCCATAGCTGATCGCGGACGGCCACAATGCCGTCGATGTCGACCAGCCCGCCGACACGCAGCGGCCAGTAACGCCGGTTGCCCGATTCGTCTTTCAGGTACGTGTCGAAGTTGACCGAGCCAGCGAACACGCACTGACGCGGGACGTCCGTCGCCCGCTTGCCGTAGAAGTTGCGGAACCGGTCGACGGCCGTCGCGAAGAAGCTCTTCACCGCCGACGAGTCGGCCTTGTTCAAAGAATCCAGCTCGGCCAGTTCGATCACCCACTTCCCGGCCAGCACCGCGTACGTATCTTTGTTGCCGATCTGGATCGGCGTATCGGTGAACCACGGTGCGCCGGCCAGCACCTTCAGCGCCGTCGATTTGCGATGCCCCTGCTTGCCTTCGAGGATCAGGACGTTGTCGACCTTGCAGCCCGGCTCCATCACGCGCGCGACGGCAGCGATCATCCATTTCATGAACGCGAGCTGCACATACTCGCTGTCGGCGACACGCAGGTAGGTCGACGGCATCGATCGCACGCGCGACACGCCGTCCCATTTCAGACCTTCGAGGTATTCACGCACGTCATGGAAGTGCTTCTCGTCCGCCACCAACAGAACCGCGTTCATCACGATATCGGTGCGCACCGAGAGGCCGTAGCGCTGCGACAACCAAAGCGCGCAGCGCTGATCGTCCATGTCAGTCCACTCGCCCTTCACGCCTTGCCGGAACGGCGGTGCCTTGCGCTTCATCACGCGGCCACCGAAGTCGTCCTGCTCGATGACGCCCTGCCACGCTTTGTGATTCGCCAAGATCATGTGCACGTTGCCGAGCGTCGGCAGCAGCGTGCCCTTGTCCGAACGCGCGAGATCCTGCTCCCATGTGTGCGCGCCGTTCTCTGCCTCGCGGCCATCCCATTCCGGCTGTTTCGCGGCAGCGGACGTCGCGGCGGATTTCGTCTGCGTGTCGTCCGCGGTCGGCATCGCAACCGTCGCCGGCCGGATCTCTTCGTTCGCTGGCGCGATGACGCGCAAGATTGCCGCCTGCATCTGAGCCTGGACAGGGTCGATGCCCTCTTCGACGTGCAGGTCGTTGAAATCGGTCAGCTTGCGCTCGCCGCGCTTGGCGAATACCGGATAGACGACGCTGACGTCGGCGACCATCGCTGCCGCCTCGTACGCACGTTTCAGGCCCGTGTTCTCGAACCGCTTACGACGCAACGGCATCACGTCGTTTCCGTAGCTGACCTCGACATACGGCACGCCATTGTCGTCACGACGGCGTGTCACGGCGACCATGTACCAGGTGTTCTTCGCCTCGATCCGCACCGGGTCCGCACCAAACACCAGTTCACCCCGGAAAGCGAACTCGTCGGCGAGCCAGTCGCGCATGCGCTGCTCGATCTTCCAGTCGTCGTCGGCGCAAACCAGCACGTGCACATCCGGATACGTCGCACGCAGGTAGCGAACGGCCGGGAGGATGCCACCCGCATCGAAGCAGACATTGACGGCGAACGCCTCGTCAATCGCCATGCGGATCGACCGCGCGGTCGCGTAGCCTTCGGCGACCAGCACAATCTGGTCGTCCGCGCCGACCTCGCCGAGCAGATACGACGCGCCCTTCTTTTCCATGCCCTTGTTGAAGCGCTTCGCGCCGTCCGGCGTGATCTTCTGCAGACCGACGAGCCGAGCATCGTCACCGTACTGATACATCGGCACGAAGATCGTGCCGTCTGCGTCGAAACGCACGCCTTCGGCCGTGATGCGCTTGCGTTCAAGATAGGCGGACTCGCCGTGCTCTGCCGCGCGGTTCCACTGATCTCGCGCGCGGTTCGCGGCGAGCTTCGCCTGACGCGCATCGCGCTCGGCCTGCTCACGGTCGGCGGCTTCCTGCCGGCGACGCGTCTCCGCGAGCACTTCCTCGCTCATCGGTGCGCCGCTCCATTCGAATCGCTCGGTGCCCGGATCGTCGCCCGAGAAGTGGCCGAACGTGCCGCCATAGCCGATTACCGCGCCCTTGCTGATGACTTCGCGAAGCTGATACCAGTATTTCTTGCGCGACCCGTATCGGTGATGTTTGCCGTCCGCGATGGGATGCCCGGCGGGCAGGTCAGGATGCCCCGCAGCACGCAATTGCTGAATAATCTGGTCCAGTGTCGCCATACAAAAATTCCCTCGATCAAAGTTACTTTGGCCGCATGTCGCGGCCAGATCACAATTCGTTGAGCTACGCGCTGCTAGCTCGCACGCCGAGCCGCCTCCAGCTCGACGAGACGGCGGTCGCGCTCGACCTTGTGAGAAAAGCTTCGCCATGCCGCCCGCCCCGCCGCATAGCACTGCCGTCCGCTCGGCGAGCGGCTGTACTGCGATGCGCCGCGTCGCAACGCGCTACTGATCCCGTTCACGTTCACATGTATCTCCGGTTATTTGCCGCGTAGTCGACGCCATTCCGCCGACATGAAATCGTCGAACGCGGCAAGATCCAGCGCGCAGAGACGATCGGTAAGCTGGTCGCGGAACGCGTGACGTTCCGCCTTGGTCGCGAGCGCGGCGCATGCGCGCGCAGCTCGCTCGATGAACAAGCGCACGCGCCCGGCGGCGTTCGCTTCCGTGAGAATCGGAGCGAGGCGATCGGGAAACGTGGCGATCAGTTCGGATAGCAAGCGCCCCGCTTCGGCGGGGGCATACTCGAATCGGGATGCGAGCGTCGTGACAGCACATGCCAATTGCTGCTCGGGCGAGCAGCAGAGGCCGACGTGTTCACGGCCGGGACGACAGCACCCCATGCCAGGCTTAAACCGCTCCATGACGACGGCGCCGACGCGCGGCGAGGTTGCGAGCAGCGTGAATCAAACGCTGGAACAGACGCTGGCCCTTGCGGCCGGTCGCGATGATCTTCTCGGCGTGTTGATCATCGATCCGCTGATCAGCCAGCGCACGCGTCACGTCGTCAGCAACGAGACCAACATGCGCCTGCAGGTGCAGCGCCGTCGATACAAGGCGCAGCGTGCCGGGTTCGCTGACGTCGTCAGCGGCATGGTCGTCGACGTGTTCGGCAACCAGCCCGAAGCGCGCGTTCAACGCATGCAGCGCGTCGAGCGCGTACGCCTCCCCCTCTGCCTTTTCCTGCATCCACTCGATCAGCAGCTCGAACATTTCCATCGACAAGCGACTGTCGCCAACACCACGCAGGCGAAGACGAAGCGATTCCGGCGTGATGTTCTTACCGCGTCTGATCGTGAGGTGGTTCGCCGCGTCGGCGACACCGCCGGGCGTGTTGCGAACGGACGTATAAAGCACGTCCAGCCATTCGGTACTGTCGTATCGGCAGGTCATAGCGGGAGATTGGTAGAGAGTGACTTTCATCCTGTCGCGCGCATGCGGTCGCAACTAAGATCCAGCTCACGAGGTGCGTAACTACGGCGGTCACGCGTCGATGGGGAGCGACAACGAGTTGTCGTGTGCGTCTAGAGAAGCAAACAGGTCAGGACGCGCGAGCTTCAAGAACAACAGACGCGCTCGCGGAATGCCGTTCCGACGCCATTCGGACACTGATGGCATCCGGACTTCGCACAGTTGGGCAGTCGCGGCCGTTCCACCGAATGCATCGATCACGGCGCACGCGTACGGGTCTCGATTCAGGAGCGTATTCATGCCGCAATGTTAGGCGCTCCTTACACGAAAAGCAAGGCATTCCTTACGCCCATTCAGTTAGGCTTTCCTAATGACGACACTAGCCGAACGCCTGGAACAGGCAATGAAGTTGCCGCCTGAGAAAAAGGCAGCAGATCTGGCGCGAGCGTGCCGAGTGCGAGCGCCCTCGGTCAGCGACTGGTTAAGCGGGAAAACCAAAAAGATGGAGGGCGCGAACTTGCTACTCGCGGCCGAATTCCTGAACGTTGACCCGTGGTGGCTCGCCACTGGCGAAGGCCAGATGGTGCGCCGAGCCAATGCGCCCGCCCCACAAAGACAGGAGATGCTCGGCGCGCATGCTCAGACGCTTGTTGACGCACTCGCCAAAGCAGACAAGGTTGGATTGCCATCGACAGCATTTATCGCGCTGCTCGAAACCCTCAAGGTGTTTGAAGATCTACGCGGGCAGCAGTCCGGTGACCTTCTCGATCTGAATGCACCTGACCCGGAAGAGGGGTAAGGTTCCAGTCGAATACAGCGGCTCTGCGGTGCGTTCCGACGCACCCTGAACGTATCCCGCGGCCTCTGATCGGGCCACCAAGAATCTCAACATCCCAATCGAAGTCATCGCTGCCATGCGGGCCAATGATCCGTACCAGCATGCCGATACGCGACCGGTTTCGGCATCGACTGACGATCGCCACATCGCCCGGTTTGCAGCGCAATTCCCCTGTTGACATATCCCCGCAACAACCTCCCCTCGGCAATATTTTCCCCCAACCACTGTATAAACATACAGTATTTGGTCGGAAGAATACAACACCTTTCACCAAGGTTCACCGCATTTTCCCGGGACCACTCGCGAGCAAAGGGCAACGCTACGGAAAAATAGTTAGGCATTCCTATTGCGCAATGACAAAGGAATGCCTAACATTCGGCTTCATCGCTGCCGCTTGCGCAGCCTTCGGAGAAGCCCATGAAAATGCTCGACCATCAGTCCACCGACCGCCACCAATGGCTTCGTGAGGAAAACACGCCCCGCATCACGCCGTCCGAACCCGCACACCAAAGCAACTTTGAAAAATCGAAGATCTTCCGCTGGACGATCGTCGCCGCCCTGCTGTTTGTCGTCGTGAACGTGTTCCAGGACGATCCGGTAGTCGCTCCGACCACCGCTTATCACGTCAGCGTTTAAGCCGCCCGACCTGCCGGGGCGTACGGCCCCGGCGTCATGGAGACCACCATGCCGCGAATCAAATCCCGAACCTTCCCCCTCGTCGACGTCGAGCGTCGCGACACCCTCTCAATTCGCACCATCGCGCGTTACGACCGGAACGCACGCAGTCCGTCGACCCCAATCCTCGTCGGCAAGTACATCGTCGCTCGCCGCCCCTTGGCCGATAGCGTGCATACGGAGTATTTGATCCTCGACGGAGCTGAGATCGCTGGCAAGCAGATCTCGATCCCGAGCGAAGGCGACTGCGCCGATGCAATCAAGCGCCTGCGAGACGCAAAGCGCGCAGCGGGCGTCGAGGCGTCGAAAGCGATCGATAAAGCGAAGAAGCGTGGCAAGACGCGGCCGGCGGCAACGCGGGAGGTTGCGTAATGGACGACCGCACGCAACAGCTCGACCTCACCGCCCCGATCCCGACCGGTAACATCAAGGCTGCCGCCGCGGCGGCCGGCGCAACGTCAGCGGACCTGTGGATGGTCCCCTACGACCAGCTTCACTACGACCCGTCCGACAATATTCGACCGGTTGATCCCGAGTGGGTAAAGCACCTCACCACACTGATGATGGAAAACGGGTACGACAAGGGTTCACCGCTCCATTGCTACGCGCGGAAGGTCGCGGGCAAGGATCTGCTGTTCGTATATAAGGGGCAGCACCGCTACCTTGCGGTCGGCAAGGCAATCGAAGCAGGCAAGGACATCGGCAAGATTCCGGTCGTCGTTCGTGACGCCAAGACGGTCAACCGCGCCGAAATGGTGATCGACGGCTATCTCAGCAACAACGGCAAGCAGTCGTCGCCGCTTGATCTGGCCGCTGCCGTCGCAGAGCTGCGCGACATTCACGGCATGACGCTTGCCACCATCTGCAAGCGCTTGAACGTCACCGATCAAACGATCCGCGACGTCGGCCTGCTCGAACGGGCACCGGCCGAACTGCACCAGCTCATACGGAACGGCCAATGTACCGGCACACTGGCCATCGAGCAGATCCGCCTGCACGGCGGTGACAAAGCGCTCGAACGCATCGTCGCCGGGATCTCCAAAGCCGCTGAAGCCGGCAAGACGAAGGTAACGAAGAAGTACCTCGAAGCAGCGCCCGTGCTCGATACGCATCCGGACCCGGAACCTTCGCGCGAGCACGCAGCCCCCGCAGCAGCCGACGGAGACACCGATACCGACAGCAACACTGACGCTGACGCCGCACCGCTCCTCGCGTCGATGGCCGCGGATGCCGCGATCGTGACGCAGGAGCCCATGCAGGCAGCGTCGCGCCCCAGCGCCCCCGTCAAGATTAGCGAGAAACAGTCAAAGCAACTTTTGCAGGCCCTGCAGGCTGTACTCCACGACAAGAATTTCGGCCGACTGGCAAAGCCGACGATCGAAGCCGTTCACACCGCGCTGCTGCCGCTCGCCGATTTTCTCGGCCGCCCCTCGCCCGGAAAGGTCTGGCCGGTCTCCGAGCCGGACGCAAATGGCGGCTGCGAGCCTATCGATACGGTATGTGGACCTGAGCGAACCGGGAGGATCAAGGGCCCACTGGCCTATATTCGCGTCGCACAACCTGCGCCCGGCGCGTGGATTTACGCGATCGAATACAACACCGGAACCAGCTTCGCGAGCGACCCGCTGAAGGTATCGCCCCAGACGCGCGCGGTATGGACGCGCGTTCAGGCGATTCGTTCCGGCGCAGCGCGGCTCATCGAGACGATCAAATCGCCTGTCCACGGGCGAACGAAGACCGAACAAGCTTCATTCAAGCGCATTCTCGAATGGGCGCACGAGATCATTGACATGCCCGATCCCGACATGACAGCCGAATTCTCTGCTGCCACCGCGAAGGGTGAACGCCCCGATTTGTCGGATGTGCTGACGGCCATCGGGCACAAGCAACGGATCGCGTCGAATCGGGCGCTGCTCGACGCCGCATTCCCGGCACGGAAAGCGAAGCCCGGTCTCGATCCCGCATCCGCATGGCCGTTCCCGACAGGAGCCGCAAATTGA